GCCAACTCAGTGCCATCCATCTTTTTCACTGAGCAGGAGAAGGTATTTCCATAGACCTTGGCCTCGAATTCATACTGCTCATCTAGACTTATATTTTCAGAAAGGTTAACCGCTGCAAGGTTTGTCTCATTGATTCCGCCATCTTGAGTATGGATTAGGAGCTGATTTGGATCAGTAAATCTCGTGATTCGGAGAAGATAACCCTTATCATTAGGCCTTGCAAGGCCAGAATGTCTTAGAAAAAAACCAAATTGATCGTTTGGATTAGTAGGCTCTGAATCAGTAACCTTGAACTTGGCTCTGGCACAAACATTGGATATTGCCACATCCTTGATTTTGAGAAATTCATTATCGTGTTCAGAATGGGACAGATCATATTCCTTATTTGCCGAGTCATAAGACAACACGGGTGAGAATGGAGTGTCATAAATGTCCACCCACTCATAATTAGCTGATTTATCGGATGAGGCATCATCAAAGAAAATAAATGTATTATCACCATTACTTACATTGTCAGCATTAGGATTACCATAATAACAATAAATATCTACATTATTATCTAAATTATCCTCAATCTTCACCCAACAATATGCTACACAATTAGGCGATGTCCCTTCTACTTTTTCTACCCAAAATTTCAGTAAGGTTTTACCATCACTTTTAGTGAACCTTAAATCACCAGACTGGTTCTTATCATTTGGAAAATTAGATGAATGGTTTTCTACATGGAAATCACATCCTGAAGCGCCAGAACTCTCACCTACTTTTAGTAATACCTGATAGTCAGTTCCAGCACCTGATTGACCTTGTATGATAATTTTTTTTCTATATTGCCAATTGGATAACCAACTCAATTCTAATCCTCCCAATCAAATTTATTCAATATAAACTTCCATAAGAATACCATTGTTACTATATGCATCTGAACCTGCTGGCACAACTTCTTTCAACCAAATTCCTTTGGCAGAAGGATGTGTCTTAAATGTAACCTTATCATTGGCTTCAAAGCTTCCAGACCAAGCAGTAGAATCTATTGTAAAATATGGCTTGGACGTTTTGGTATTTGTTGGTGAAAAATCAGATGTAATTGTTCCTGTACCTACATTTCCTTCAAGTGAACCGCTACATGTAAAATGTGAAGCATCTGTAAAAGTTAAAGTCCAGGTATCTTCTACAGTTCCCTGATTATCTAATGAAACTTTTGATTCATCGAAATTACCATTTGCAGAATTCACGCTAACATCTGAAAGACTTGTTTTTATTTCGCCAAGTGATAGACAAATGCCACAATAAGTATTATCTGCATCATAACTGTTGGCAACTTGATCTGCCAAATTTATAGTGCAAACATTACCAGACCATGTATAACATCTCTTATAATAATTAACTGTTGGTGTAGAATCTGGCGCATCGGAAAATGCTATGCTAATTTCACCTGTTTCATAATTTATGCTACCATTTGAAACATTTGTTCCAGTAATATTCCCATTACCATCATCAGTAGCTTCATAATCAATGCCACCAAATGCATATTTGACAGTAACAGTCTGTTTTTTTATTGGTGGATGTAATAATTTTCCAGCATCTTGTCCAGTATAAGGGCCTGAACCTGAACCATTTAAATTTTCATTTTCATATTTGTCATTAGCAGTTTTTATATATTCAATATGACCTTCAGAATGATAGGTGAAAACTATATTATTGCCTAGATATGTTCCATAAGGATAATTATCTTCTTGAGATGGGCTTGGTGCAGATTGCTTTATCCATTTACTTCCATTATAATAGACTGGATCAAATGGTTTAACACCACTATCTATAGTCTGATTTGTTTTGAATTGCGAAGAAATCGCAATGTAAAGGTCATTGTCAATATAAACATCATTACTTTCAAACAAGATTTGGATTTGTTGTGAACCAGCAGTCACATCAGCATTCAATTTTCCACCTGAATACCATTTATAACTAGCATCTATATCACCTTGAACATCAGTCTGTGTTCCCAAAGCTAAATAAAATCTATCATTTGCAGGTGAAGGAAATAGCAAGTAAACCATAGCACCAAAAACACTTTCATTATCAGCATTTTTATTCCAAATGAATTCTTTTCTGTATCTTGTAATTCCATTATCTCTTTCAGGTTTAGTCACACGTGGAAACAAATTGTATTTTGTCCTATTGGGAATTTCAATATAACTTTTTCTGCCACCATTTGTATTGCTATCTGTAACTGTTTCTGATTTTGTAAATACTACATCTGATCTAGATATTGCCATAATTTTAAACCTCCATCTATCTTAATATTTGCATTAATTTTATCGTCCCATAATAATAATCATCATCTGCCATATTTGGCCTTGGCAAAATAGGTGTTACGTCAATAACTGGTGGATCTTCCCACCTAAATCTAACTAAATAATGTTTCCCATTATATATCAATGGATATATCTTATTCGGAACTGATGCTTTTTCATAAAGCATTTCTACCTGTTTTCTTGTCAACCAACCTTGATTTTCCGTAGCTTCTAAAGTAATTGGTTTTTCACATACATTAAATTCTTGTATATTATAATTTTGCGCTAAGGCCAACCGCTTAACTGCGTCTATTTCTGAATTATTAAATTCATCATTCCAAACTAATTGCAACTTCATACCATCAAAAAAGACATAATTAATATCAAATAATGAAATTTCAAGATTATATGAATATGATTTTTTAGCTTGAAATAAAGCATTAATCAAATAATCAAAAGAAATATTTAATTGTTGTATTAATAAATCTAAAGTAAATAATGCAGATAAATCTAGTTCTTGAATTAATAAGTCTATATTATAGTCTTTATTTACTAATCCTTGTAATAATGAATCTATATTGTAATTTCCATTAAGTAATTTTTGTAATAATATATTAATATTATAATTTTGATTCTCTAATTCTCGTAATAATGAATCTATATTGTAATTCTGAGCCATTAGCTAACCTCTTGTAATCTTATAGTTCCATAATAATAATCTTCATCATCTGGATTAGTTCTTGGCAAAATTGGATATACTTCAATTGGAACATCTTCATGCCTAAATCTAACTTTATATTTTTTCCCATTATATTCAAAATCAAAAATAGCATCTGGAATAGAAGCCAATTTTTCCAATTCCTTTACTTGTTTCCTTGTTAGCCAAGCCTTATTTTCATCACCCTGCAATGTAATATTTCTTTGGAATTTATTTTTAGAAGACCAGACTAAGGCATTATATCCCAAAGTTCTATCTTTGGAAGAAGATATGGATAGATAATCAAATTCATCTACCCAAATTAGGTCTGGTAATTCTATTGTATCAATTTTTACCATTGTTTAAAGACAATAATCCGTCCCATTCTAATAACCCGACTTGGATTATAGAACGGGACTGAAATTGTAAACTTTTCATCAGTGGGGGAAATCCATCCCTCCTGATTTAAGGGCAAGTTTACAAGGCCCTGCCCAAGAAGGGCTTTTGCCTTCAAGGGCAAAAATAGCAATATTATGAATTCTTTATTCTATTTAATGTTTCGGAATCAATAAGTGCTTCTAATAAGTTCCAGATGTTGAAGTCGGGTTTATGTTGCATAGCTGCTTTAGTTAGCCGTTCTAAATCCCTATGACATTGAACACATACTGTTATACAATCACTTAACTTTTCTTCACCTTTAAATTCACTAGGCTTTGTCCATTTCTTTGGAACAATATGATGTGCCTGTATTATATATCTATCTGATCTTTTTCTTTTGCAAATTACACACTGATAATTATCACGCTCTTTGACTTTTTCGGCAAATCTAAACCAAGCTCTAAATCCAGTATCTTTTCGTTTTGCAATGTTAGCACACTGAGCAGAACAATAAGTTATATTTTTATGACGACGTGTTTTTCCACCAACAAGAAATTCCTTTCCACAAATTGGGCAAATTTTTTTTATTGTTCTATCTATATCTATTCTATTAGGTCGATGTAGATTTAATTCGTGAATTTGACTTTCCACTGATAAACGAGTCCTACCGAGCTTTTTTGCAATTTTATCTATATGCAATTTTTCATCCAAATATAAACTCTTCAATTTTTCTATATCACTAATTTCCCAACGTGGTTTAATACATGATGCATTTTCAACCCATCGATAAGAACAACTTCTACATCTAAACCGTCTTTTTCCCTGTGGAGTTTGCCCATCTTTTACTACTTTAGTTGAATTACAATTTGGGCAAATCATAATTCCTCCTTTCTACATGAAATTCAAATCCAAATCAAATTGTAACATGCCATATTCAATTTGTCAAGCCCATTTATAATTTTTCCATCCCAAATCAAATAAAGGATAACACGTTATTGATTCAATTGCAGGTTATTTCAAATGCATTTTTAGAAATTCTAGATATATCAATTATATTTCATCCCAAATCCAGGTTAGCTGCTCCGAGCTCATCTGACCGTGGACAGCGTCGTTGGCCACTCGGCACTGTAGCACTATATGTTTACTATGTCCTTCTGATGTATATTCCGAACTATCTACTGTCAATGGGCTAGAAGAAGTATAATTTTCCACATTTTTAACTTTATCTGTCTGATTCTTATAATAAGCATGTCCATTTGTAGCATCTTCTATTGGATGACCTGTTGTCCCCTGTGTTCCATCTGCCTGCTGATAATTATCATCGGGACATCCATTATCACCGCTATCTCTTACGCCAACACGAACTTCGCCATTAGTTCCTAATGTCCATCCGATAGTACCATCGCAATACCATCTAATGTTGCTGATTTTTGTAAAACTACCTGTGAATTTTATCCTATGATTTTTCCAGTAACTATAATTAAAACCTGCATCGGGAATCGGAATTGGATAATTCAAACCAGGATTATGTGTGTCAGCAGTACAAAATCTGGCACTTGTAATTTCATTTGCCGTTGGTGCTGGACTTTCTGCACCGTTTAATTCTTCTACTACGATTGTTGCTGCCATGTTAAAAAACCTCCCTTTTGCTTTATCTTTCTTTATAGCATAAAACTTGAATTTTGGCAAATTTTAAGCATTTCTCCCAACTAATCTTTTTCTTGTTAAGAATTTTTCCAATTTATTAGCAACTTCTTCAGAAGTTACTACTGGAAATGTTTCTGTTCCAATTACCAAGTTGAGATTTACAGTCCTTTTAATTCCTTCAGTTGTTTGAACTTCACCGCCACCTTGATAAGGTGTAAACATTTCTTTTGGAAATTGTAAATTATTCAAAGCATTTAAGAATTTCAAACCATATGATTCGACAACTTTCTTTTTCAATACAAATTCACCAGGTTCTAACAAAGCTGGAATTCTATCACCAGTTCCAAATCCAGTTACTAAACCACCAGTTTGCATACCAGTTGGCGGTGTAGTTGGTTTTGTTTTTCCTAATTGTTTCTGTAACTCTAATGCTTTTTCTAATTTCTTTATATAAGCTTCTAAAATCTTCATTAATTGATTTAGATCTCTAAAATCAACCTTTGGATATATATCTTTTATCTTCTGAATTGCTTCAAATTCAGATTTAAGTGATGAAATATTATCTAAAGCATCTTGGAAAGCTTTTCTTTGTTTTTCTAAACGTTCTATTTGTTTATCAATGGTATCAATTAATTTTTCATATTCTTCACGTTCACGTGTAAGTGCTTCAAGACTTGTAGATTCAACATCTTTAATTTCTTCGACATCCCTAGCACGTCTTTCAACAATATCATCCAATTTATCCCTTAACCATTCAACAAACGATTCCATTTCTGAAGTTTTTAATCCTTCTGGAATGCGTTGTATTATTGAAATAGCTTGTTGTAAATTTCTTTCAGTTAAGCCATAATATTGTTCGCTAGTTTGCCACATAAAATTAGCCTGTGCCAATGCAGCCCTAGCAGCTTGTACATCACCCTTTCTTGCATAATCTCTTGCCTTTCGATAATATTCCAAAGCTTTTTCCCTATAATTCAATGCTTTAACATGTAAATCCCCTGCTCTTGATTCCCTACGATGAGCATAACTAACTAATCTTTCTGCTTGTTCCGCTGTTCTGATTTCACCTTGTATCAGACCTTCCCAACGCATCCATCTTCTTTCTTCAGCAGCAAAAGCTTGTTCGCTAGCCTGAATACTTCTTTGTGCCCAAGTCTGTTTCATATTTATTAAAACATTTAGAGCATTAACATGCCTCTGATATTCGGCACGTTGTTCACGCATTGCAGTAATTTCCCTATTAATCATCCTAATTCTGATTCTAGTATAGGCTTCAAATGGTTCTAATTTAGTTAATTCTTCACGTATTTTCTTCAACTGCTCTGCAACTGGAACTTTTGCCATTTCTTTTCCAGCAGTAGTAAATACTTGTTCGAATATACCCATTTGACGACATAATTGCATTAATACTGAAAGAAATTTTGTAGCTTGTCTATCTGGTAATGAAGCAGCCCATTGTCTTAATGCTTTAGCTATTTCTATAAAATCTTTCTTCGATATCCTTCCCCATTTTACAAGCAATCTTAACATATTGGTAAACCATCTCAAAATTGCATCACGTTTATTTTCTGGTACAGATAAGATTAGTTGTTGCAAAGCAATAATAAGTGGTCTAATATTTTCAGATGTCAATTTTCCAGCTTTGGCCAATTTTAAAATCCATATGAAAATTTCTTTGAGTTTCATTAAAACTACAGGAGATATATCGTCTCCCAATACTCTTAAAGTTTCTGATAATTTATTTATTTTATCGGTTAATTCTTCTATATCAGAAGGTTCAATTGCCTTCTTCCAAGGTAACCATATTTGCATTAATACTTGTATTTCTTCGATAGTTTTTTTCAATTGTTCATTTAGTTTTTCCCTTAATTCTTTCTGAAGTTCTTCAACTGCTTTTTCAGCTGCATCAGCTTTTTCTCTTAAATCAAATAATACTAAACTTAATACTCCTATTGCAGTACTTATAGCTTTCAAAGGATCTTCTGACTTCTTAATCTGATCAACATAGTATGCCATACCTTCTCCCATTTTAGAAAGCTCTGTAATAGCAACTTTTTTCAATTCATTCAAATCTATCATACCTTTTTTATATTTTGCCATTGCTTTTGTAATATTATTATATACAAGTTCAGCTTTCCCAACTTCCGTAATTGCTTGGAATAAACTTTGTTGCGCTTCTATTAAACTTTGAGTAGCTGCCGTTAAGCCTTCGGTAATTTTTTCCATTAATTTCATTTTACCAATAATCATTATAATTACAGTAATAGCCAAGGTAAGGAGAAAGCGCCAATTTCTAGTTACCACATTAAGGAGTGTTATTTCCCCTCTTACTAATGCTATTGTATCTTTTAAAAGCTTCAATGTTGTTATAAATTTTACAAATTTCCCAAGAAGAACACTTACTAATGCTGATAGCCCAATTACAGCACCACTCATACCTGCAAATTCTGCTATTATTTTACCTCTACCCGAAGAAATTAATTTCAAAACTTCTGTAAGTCCAGCAACTACACCTTTCAATGGTGCTTCCATACCTTCAAATATTGCTTTGGACATTCCGATAAAAGCATTCTTAAATAATGCTAATTGTGTAATTAAATTATCCATATAAAGAGAAAGTGAATTTGTAACAGTCCCAGTCACTCTCAATGATTCAGTAAGAATTGGTAAATATTTAGATTGAGATAATAATATGGCAAATGCTGTACTTCCCCTAATACCAACACCTTCTATTGCATCGGCTACATCAAATGCCCTTTCATGCATTAATTTAAATATTTCATTTAAACTATGTAGTCTTGGATCAACTTCTTCCGCTGTTAACCCAACTTTTGCTAAAGCTTGTTTAAATCTATCAGTCGGTGCTGTCAAACGCATTAATAATGATCTTAAATACACACCGATTTTAGAACCTTCCAATCCTGCATTGGCTAAAACCGCCATTGCACTAGCAGTTTCTAAAAATGATACACCCGCTGTAGATGCGACAGCAGCTACATATCCTAAAGCAGTTCTTAATCCTTCAAGTGATAATCGACTTTTCGTGATCGCATTAAATAAAATATCTCCAACTTCATCAGCTTGATCAGCTGAATATCCCCAAGACCTAATAACCACCATTATTGCATTTGCAGCATCATTAACACTAGATTTAGTCACCATCGCCAATTTAGCAGCAGTATTAACTATCTTCATAGTTTCTTCAGCAGTAAATCCTGCTTTAGCAACTTCAATTCCAACTTCTGATAATTCTCTAATTGAATAAACTGTCTGCAAACTTAAATTATGGAATGATTCAGCCAATCTATTTACATCGGTAGCACTTGCTTGCGCAATGGCCCTAATTGCAGCCAAATTCCTTTGAAATTCAGCAAGCTGACTTACAACATCTAATAAGTTCATATAAACCATCCAGAATAAACGTAACTGGACAAACCAATTTATACGCATTAAATCTAATAACTGCGCACCTGCTTCCCTTCTCAATATAGCCCTAGATTTTCTAGCATATGTTTCCAAAGCGCCATGTAATTGCGTTAATTGTTTCATTACAGTTTCAATTGCAGGGCCAAATTGGCCTTTCAGTGCTTCGGTATTCATAATTACAACTTTTTCTAAGTTTGTCCAGAAAGTTAATAATTGCTGTGGAGTCATATATTTGGCTATTGCCCTAGCAGCAACATTCATATTTTTAAGGTCTGTACCTGACCTAACTAGAATTTGCTGTAAATCACGCCAAACTCTTAATATTGGTTCTGTAATTGGTCTTAACCTAGCAGTTCTTTGATATATTTTACCAAGTTCTTCGTCTGATTTTCCGATAAATCGTGCCATTGCTTCATGAATTGGAATGGTTTCATCTAGAGCACCACCCATTTTAACATACTTATTCAACAAGGATTCCATCTGACGATTTAGTAATTCAAGTTGAGTTAATTTAGTAATATGCTGTTGGACATCTTGTTTACTTAAATTTAACAAGTGTAATCTAGTTCCATGAATTCTTTGGTTAGTAACAGCTATTTGATCTAAAAGCTGTGTTAATTTTTTAGATTCGGCGACATCAGCGGCAATAGCCCGTTTTTCTAATAATTCACCACGTAATGCAACCAATCTATTTTCAATTTCAAATTGTTCAGTTTGCTTCTTAGTCAAACTCACAGCAGCTTCAAGTGTTTTTATCTGATCTTGAAGCAACTTAACTTCTTGTTCTAATGATAAAACACCTTGACTTCTCAATTCATTTAATCTTTCAACACTCTGCACCGCTGATTGTACAAATTTAGGTTGTGCGGCTAATATATCGGAAATTGCCTTTTGAGCTGGAACACCTGCCTTAACAGCAGCAATGACTTCATTCATTAACTTAGTATAATTTTCCAAAGGATTAATACCAGCTGTTAATAAGGCTATATAAGTAGATGTATTCTTTATCAAACTTTCTTGGACTTTTTCACGTGCTAAATCAACGGCTGCCATTTCTTTCAAAGTTTGAATATTTTTTATATTCAGATTGTTTTCTTCCAAAGCGGTACGTAAAATCTTCTTTCTTCTAGCAGGCAATCTTTCATACAATGCCAAAATCTGATTTGTCAATTCTATTGTTCTTTCTAATGCGGATGTTCCACCAAAAACTGATTCTATGGCACGTACTTTCTTTAGTTTACTTAATTCTGCAACTAACGCCTTGGCATATTCTGTCATATTTAAATATTGCTGTAATAACTTGCGGTTTCCAGTTCCAGTCAGTAAAACTGTATCTTTTATTCTATTCAATAAATTATTATGTGCTTCTAATGCATTAGTACCAGTTCTTAAACTAGTCAAATATTGTTGATATGCTTCCCGTAACATTTGCGTACTTCTCAATCGTTCAAGTTCTGCCTGACGCATTGCCAATGTAGCCTGATATCGCCTTGGTTCGATTTGATTGGCAACATTCAATAAAGAAATTTCCTGTTGCAATAGATTTATTCTTTCATTTATGGGAAGCATTCCTTGACGGCGAATTTGTGCTAATCTTTGTGCTTCATCTTTTAATTGCCTAACTATATTCGCTTCTTTTAATAAATCTGTAACAACTTCCAATTCGGTAACGCCATGCATTCTGGCAATTCTTACAACAGCATTCATTATATTTCTATAATTTTGGTAAACATTCATTCCACGTGCAATTGCATCTATTGAAGTAGAAATTGTTTCCTTCAATGTAGCTTCCATTTCAATTCTTTGCCTAACCAAATTTAGATTTTCTGCATTAACCCTTTTCTGTGACAATAACTTACTAGTTTGCTGTTCAAGTGTTTTTAAAACATTTGCATAGGCTTCTTGAAGTTGAAATACTTTTTCCAAATTGGGTGTTTGCCCACTTCTTAATATTTCTTGAAATTTAATTTTAAATTCATCTAAAGACCTTATTATTTTTCTAAAAGGTTCAGCAGAAATTCCTAATTCGGTAAATATTTGAGATTTAGTATAAAGTGAATCTATTTGATTTAGGATGATGGAAATTGCTTTGGATACATTTAAGAAGGGATCTGCTCTAAAAAATGCACCAGCAGAAAATTTACGTTCTAGACCAACTAATAGGGTATCGAATTTCAATAATGCTTCTTCAAGTTCTTTTAGACCAGCAGTTAGATGTTCTAATCCCTTTGCATCAAATCTGAATAGATATCTTAGACCACCTAAATCCATTTATTATCTTCTCCTTTTCCTTCTTCTTTTATGATATGGTAATCCTTTTTCTTTAGTTTTTGCAAAATCTCTTAATTGTTTAAGCGTCATTTGACTAGCAAGACGCTTAACTATTGGCCTTAAATTTTTAGGTATATCCGATAATTTTAATGTTCCTTTCTTATAAGCATAGGCCATTGAAAATAGGCGCTTTTGCGCAATTGAGACGCTTGGCATCATTAATTACCTCTTTACTTTCAATTTGATTTTAGAACCCAATTTCAAAACTTCTTTTGAAATATCTTCTGTCTTTATTTCTAGAGAATCAAAAACTTTTTTCCAAGTTGATTCCATCTTTTTAAGACCTTCTTTTGTTAAATCATGACTGGTATATCCAGTTAACCTTAAAATATTAGCAAGAAATTGTTTTTCAGATAACTTCTGTTTGGTAATCTCATTAAAAAACAGATAAATTTGCGGAATGGAATATTGATATTTTATATCACTAAAGCGATGGCCATTGCTAATCAAAACCTGAAAAATTGTGCCTAATCCTACTTTTTCCCTTTCTTCTTTTCTTCTTTCGGTTTCTGATTCTCTTCCTTCAAGCCTGCGCCGAAAAAATCCATTAACAAGTCCTTATTTACATTCCAAATAGCGAAAATTAGCTGAAATCCTTCTTTGGGAGTCAGATTATAGATTTCCTTTCTGGGATGAATTTCTTTTATGTTTCCATTTTCATCCCTAGGGTTTACTGCATGATAGATTATATCAATGAATTCTTCGGAACTTGCAAGATAGATTTTTAAAAGGAGAGGGATGTTATTAGTGATATCTAAATCCACGGTACGTATTCCAAAAGAAATTAATCTTTCGGCAATACGCTCGAAGGAAGGCGTCAAATCAATTAATTGGCCAAAACTAAATGGCTTAATTGTAAATTTTCCAATTTTAACTTCTGGAAATAAAACTTTAGTTTCATCCATATTCTATTACCTCAACTTCTATCCCTGCATCCACAGGGATAAACTTTATTTTTTAAGGGCCAGTTAAAAAACTGGCCCTTAATTATATGCCCGACCTTCATGTTGGCTAAAAGCCGCCATAAAAATGGCCCGCAAGGCATATATTATGATAAATCGCAAACAAATAAGTAACCATAAGGAATATCGACATAAGGAGTTCTATCTTTTAATTGTGCCTCATCGTCTCTTAAAACTGTTAGTGTTAATGTGTAATTAAGCCATGAATCGCTGCTAAAACCCAGATCCCCCGAGGGAATTAAGCTACATCTTGGAACTATATGAACTAAATCATGTCCAATATCAGTTGTAGAAATGATAGCGGCAGCTCCATCCATAGCTATAATTGACTGTGGTGTTCCTACTACTGTATAGCCAAAAACGTCTGTATCATATTTGACCCAATCAAAAGAATTGAATATGTATTCTATATTAGCAGTTGCCCAATTGTTTCCAGATACTGGATTTTTCATTTCATCCAACAATTTTACTTTTTTATTCATTGCAAAATCAGCAGTAGCACCAGTACCTGCTGGTTTTAGGAAACTCCACAAAAGTGGAGAATCCTGATTTGGATTCCAAGTATCCCAATCACCATTACAATCAACATATGCAATATGACCAGCTAAATTGGCCCAATTTCCGACTGGATTCTTAGCAATTATGAATGCATAACTGTGGTCATTTGCACAAGGTGGATTTCCGCTTCCACCTTTTGATTTCCATAAAGCTTCAATATAAGACTTAGCTTTTGAAGGATCATTCAATTTCTTCGTTACTACGCAAATAGTTTCGGATTCGGAACCATAGAAAGTTTTTCCAGTTACTTTCAAATCGGAAACTGTTAAATCAATTTCACTACCAACGATGAAACGATTCATATTTTTTTCATCCACTTCTGCCAATGTCAATTCATAAGTAATAGGTCTGCTTAGAACTACCTGCTTATCTAATTGTCTAATTCCTTCTATACTTGCATAATGTTCCAGTGTAGTTACATCGCCGCCAACTGTTGCTTCTTCCAAATTTCCTAAATAAGTTTTTGCCAATATTTCATCCCTAGTTCCTACTATATTACCATAGGAATTTTTCACATTTCCACTGGCGTCAGTTATTCCAAATATAGCATTGGCTAATGCAAGCCAATCAACCTGCATTTCTTTACTAGCTTCTGTTTTGCAAGCAAAGTAAACTCTAGGAACACTAATGGTATAATTATCAGGTGTTCGCAATGCCATAATTTTTAACCCCCAAATTTAAAATTTATATATTAAAGCATGAAGTAAGAGATAAAACCACCTGCTGAAATATCAACAGATGTTGCTATTTCAGGAATTGTATATCCTACTAATTTCTGTATTGCTAAGACAAAACCACCCGTCATCCAATCATCACTTGCAAAGTTTATTGTTCCATTAGGTCTTAAAGCAGCCTTTGGAATTACCCAATAGAAAGATGTCCCAAGTTTGGTTCTGAATACTAACATTGCACAACCTTCAACTATCTGTTTTCCTTCGCCGACAACCATTGTCATAAGTGTAGAATTAATCTTTGTCCAGAAGTAACTTGACCAACCTAAGAGATAACCTGTAACTTCCACTTTACCACTTGGTACATAATTTGCATCTGTATAATATTCAACAGTTACTGAATATGTTCCGTCTGAGACAGCTTTAAATACCAATGTTAATTTTGCATTATATGGTGAATTAGCTGTTTTATATTCTATTTTACTACCACTATCTAAGAAAGTAGCTGCACCACTTTCTATTTTTAATGGCGATTCAAAATTTCCGCCGCCATTATCAGATGTATCATCATAATAAACTTCAGTTGTAGAACCATCACTCACTGTAACCTTAATACCTTTCCTAAATATAGTTCCGTAAAGCTCAATATATTTAGTCTGACTTGCTGGGTTCACATAAGACACAGTTTCGGTAAATTTTTCTGCATTTGTTCTATCACCTATGACTTTATTTGCTGGAATTCCGCCATTATAATTTTCATCAATTACCAACATTTTAACTCTATTGCTCAAATTAGTATCAATATAGGAATAACCACTTCCATCCATACCAGCTGGCCAATCCTTTATCTCCATCTTTTCTGTTACGGAATTATATTCAAAATAACCACAAATAATACGATTAGAATAAGGCTTTAAAGCATCATCCAGTGAATCTTTTAGTGCATTTCCTACTAAGAAATAAAAAACACCTTTTAGATTTTCAATTATTTTTCCTTGCTCATCTAATTTATTTGTTAGAAGTTCGGCTAAATTAGATTCAAATGTAGATGCATCTGTATAACCAGTTATTTTATCATTGATTACAGCAACATAATCTTCAGCATAATCGCCACCAGATTCCTTAGTGGATTTTGCTGTAATATATTCATATGCAGGATAGCTAATTTCAGATGCACCAAAGAATTTCTTCAAATTTTCTTTATGAATTTCATCAAAACTAAAAGTTAATTCTATGCTTCTCTGAATAACTTTTCTTTTATCAACAACATTAATACCGTCCTTATTAACAGTGTGTTCTTGAGCAGTAATATCGCCACCAATAGACATATCTGTTAAATTACCTAAATATGCGCCTTCTAAAATTTCTTCGGGTGTTAACCCTGTATCTTCTTTCTTTGCATTTCTAACCTTTCCATTAGTATCAGTTATTCCGCTATATGCACGTGCCAATGCCATTGCATCAACAACGCCAGACTTATCAAAATCTTCTACTGGATAAAAATACAAAAGGGGCATTCCTAATGTATAAAATTTAGAACTTCTAGTTTCTGGCATATTTTAAACCTCCTTTAATCTTTCAACAAAGCTTTGAAGGAAATTGCAAAACATCTACAACCGCCTGAAATAGAAGATATTATTTCAGGCTGCGAATCTAAAGCTAAAATCTTTCCATTAATAATTTCTTCATTTGCATTTAATCTTTTCAAAATCAAATTCAAAGTATCAAAAGCATTTCTTGGCCTTCTATGACAAGCAACGATTAAAAATCCAGGATAAAATCTTATATTATCAACATTTGGTGAACCGCCGCCTATTGGCACAACATAAACAGCTTCTTCATTACTTTCATATAAATCTGAAATTGCTAAAAAAAATGCTTTAGCATGAATTTTTTTTCCAAATGCTTGATTTATTATATCAGATTCTTCTAAAGAATTCAAGTATTCAACTATTTTGTAAATCATGTTAAATCCCTTTTAATTAATTCAGCAACTTTTCTAAATAAATTTTCCAATTCTTCCTGTATAACAGGTGTAAGATTTCTTTCTATAATTTCTTTTAATGCTACATTATAATCAATGCCTTGGCCTCTTTCTTCAGGTTCATCACTACGCCATCTTCTATATTCTATAAATCCACCTACAGAATGTGTTTGATAAAATTTATACCCAGCAAATTTCCTAACTTGGTCAGCTCCAGAAACTGGTGCAGTATCAACACTTGCAACCAAAGGGTAGTCATATGCAATTCTTGTACGCCAACTTTTGGGATTTTTTCTTCCCCAAATAGGGTTTGGCATCCCTCTTTGGGATTTAGTAACACGTGCAACTTCCCTAGCTTCTAAAAAAACCTTACCAGATAACTGCAAAGCACCAGTAGCACAGCCAAGTTGATTAGTAATATTTCTTAAAACTTCTGGGCAAACTAATTGAAAATATAAAAATATTCTATCAATCAATCTTTTTCTTATAAATTTTTGAAAAGGCTCTACCTTAAATCTATCTTCAATTTGAACCTTTTCGCCTACTCTTATTGGTTCTCTTTTTACATCAAATCTTATCATACTATTGTTAATCTTATATATGAAAATTTTCCATCTAAATCGGTTCTTACTCTTATAGCTTCAACTATATATTCATTATCATTAACTTTTACAACATCGCCAATCCTAATATCTAATTCTTTATCAATCCAGATATAAGTTCTTGGAATAAAATAATCTTGTAATCTGTTACGTCTAGGTACATTATCTTCTTGAATTCTTACTTTCAAATTTTCATAAATAGTTTGCCTTTCTGATAATGCACCTGTTTCATCTAAAATATCTCTATAAATACTAATTGTAGCATTTTTTGCTTTATCAAAAAATGAAAACATAATTATTTCTTAGATTTTTTCTTTTTTGCAGATTTAGGATAATGATATTTTCCTTTGCTTACATTAACTGCAAATAAAGCCATTCTTTGTGCATGTCCACCAGCTCTAACAGCAGCATTTATACAAGCTTGGCAAACGCCTTTAAATCCATGCTGCTTGCACCATCTTTCAAACATTCCTTTATGAGAACGTGGTACTGCTTTCTGAATCCAATATTTAGGTCTTTTCCTTGCTGCCATAATTTTTTTACCCCCTTTGCACTTCTATCTTCCCATAAATTAAATATGGCGCTAACAACGCTATTACTTGGGGATGCACATTAAACTTCGCCGCTACTCTATCTAATTTATTTGGTCTAAAATATGAAACTGCAACATCGCCAATTCTCTTTGACCTAATTAAAGAACTCGCATCCCAAGTTAAAATATTTTGTAAATATAATAATTGTGTAATTTGGGCTTCTTTTGCATCATTTAAAGGATAAATTACTTTAGACTTACAATCAGAATCTAATAACTTGCTTACTTTTCCATCGAAAGTTATCGTTTTTTCTGAAATACTGTTTGAAATGATAGTAAAACATTGATGATTGCCAGTTTCATCTATATGAACAGCACCATACTTTAAAAAATCATCAAATGCATCAAATGTTTCATCTATACTAATTATATTCCTATAATAGCCATTACATTTAAGAACTATATCTTCATTAGCATCTGGTGGATTTGGAAAACTTATTTCCAATAATCCAGTTTCATAATTTATTGTACCAATTTCATTTTCTTCATGGACTATTTTACCATTTCCATCATCAGTAGCTTCAAATTCTGAGCCATCAATTATAGTTTTAATATTTATGGAATTTGCAGTTGGAAAAACATCTAAATCAATTTCAAAATCCTTTTTTGAACCATCGCCCTTAGCTATATTAAAACTTTCTTCTTGAAAAGATTTAAGGATATTTCCTTTCAATGAAAGGCCACTAAAATAATCTTCATCTACTGAATAAGGTTTATATCTTGTTATTTTCCTTGGTAAATTTAAACTCTGGCCTTTATATAACTTTTCACCTGCAAATGGCAATCTTTCTATATAAGCTGTAGCTAATCTTAATAATGTTTCTTTTTCTTTTGTTATTTTTAATTTCCAGTTTAAATCAGGCCAAATCGTCAATTTCTCATTAGCTTCTTCAAGAGTTAAATAAGAATTAGCATTTGAAGAAGCTGGAATAGCATTAATTGCCACAATTGAAAACCCCCACGGAGGACGAGGGAAGGCATAACCTTCCCTCGTTCATATGTGAACAGGTGCAAGACCTCTAAGTTAAAACATAAATAAAATTTCCACAATCCCAAATCCTATCATATCCATTTTCTATCATATTAATCCATTCAGATTTATTTTCATCAAATTTTTCCAAACGCTTAGCTAACTTATGTTTTTGGAAATTTTCCCTTGGATATCTAATAAATTCACCAACTTTAATATAAAAATAATTTGGTTTTGAAGTTCCAATCAACTTAAATCCCAATTTCTTTAGTGAATGTCCAGTTCCATATCTCCTATCAACATAGGAAATAATGGATTTGGGATTATAATTTTCAATAAAGTAATTTAATAACTTAGAAAATGCGCCAATAACTAAGTAATAATTTTTATTACAAAATCTTAAAATTTCCCATTCATAATTTTTATTAAATCTAGGTTTTCCTAAACAAAGCAATGAAATCAATTCATTATTACTAAATAAACCAATATTTAATTTAGCTTTAATATCAGCTTGAAGATGATTTTCCTGCAAAAATTCCTTAACTTCATTATAACTTAAATTTTTTATATTGCAAGTTCTAGCATATATTTTATTTTTTAATAATCCAAGTTTAGCAAGCAAAATACTTTTCACAATATCTTTCTTAAATAACCATTCATCTTCAAAAATCTGAATTAAGCGAATTCCTTTCTGTTCACACAATATTGTTTTATTTAAATGATAGTTTCTATCTTTATTTCCATTTAATTCCGAATGCCAAAACAAACCATTCAATTCAATAGCCAAATTTTTATCTGGAATAAAAATATCTAATTCTTTCCCATCTAGAATTGAGCGATCATGAACAACTATTTTATTATTGTTTTCTTCCAAAAAATTAATAAGCTCTTTTTCTTCATTAGAACCTGAGCATCTTGGACATCTAATAATGCTTCTTAATGTAGATTCAAATTCATAACCACATTTTTTGCATTTAAATTTATATTTATTAGCTATACATTGATTTTTATCTTTCCAAACACCATTATAATTTTCCGATAAAAAAATCAAATCATTTTTATCACAATATTCTTTAAGTTTAGGTAAAAATTTTTCCGTTTCTTTAAATCGCTTAATTTCACTAATAACTTTTAATTTCGATATATTATCAACGCCATACTTTTTTAATAAAGTTTTCTTGAGCTTTTCTTTTATTTTTTCATTCTGGAGAGCATGTGGAACGCCATACCTTTTCAAATTAGTTTGTCTAACTTTTTCTTTAATCCGCTCATTCTGAAGTGGGCTTTCAGTTCCATATTTCAATAAGCAAGTCTTTCTTACTTTTTCCTTAATTGAATCAGATTTTAAAGCATTATCAACACCATATCTTTCCAATAAAGTTTGTTTAGCTTTTTGCCTTATAGAATCAAGCTGAAATGGATTTTCAACACCATATTTCTTTAAAAAAACCTGCTTCCTTTTTTCTTTTATAGCTTCAGATTGTGATGGATTTTCAACGCCATATTTTTTCAAAAAATGTCTTCTAATATATTCAGCTACACATTGCTTTTTTCCACAAGTTTTAGAATATTTACTTTTCTTTTTAGCACCACAAATTGGACATTTCATGTAGAAATTATATCATAAAAAACTAATCTTGTAAAGGCCCATTAAGGGCCTTTACATTATATATTATGATTTAGCAAAGCAAGCGCCCATTGTGTAGCGCCAATCTTTCACGTAACCGCCAAACAAAACCATTACGCTGGCCTTAATTTCTTTGTTTTCCTTGTCCTGCCATACATCTATCACTACTTCTTCACCTGACAATGCTACCAAACCACGGCCTCTCTGTAATAATGCCCAAGGAAAATGTGTGCTGACCTTTGGAATCCTATTCCAAGGGAGAACTCCAAACATATTGTAAAATGGGTTCTTCTTAGAAGCGCTTGAAGTTTTTGCTGGATAATATTCGCTGGAAATATCAGCTTTAATATCATGTGCTATAGAAGGATGGCATAAAACTGTATCTGGTCTTATTGTAATAGGATTACCCCTATCATTATATGCATTATCAACTACCATCTTTGTATAAGCTGCTTCTAAATTACTTAAAGAATAATCTTTAGTAGCACCTAAATAATTCTGACCACAACCAGCAACTGTAGCAGATTTCAATGGATGTTCATTTCCACTATCGGCCATAAATGGCTTGCCATCATATATGAATTTACCACTAGGATCAACGATATCGCCTACGCTATTATCAAATATATCATGCCCAGCTGTTAAAGCACCATAAACAAAGAATTTGGAATAGAAAGATTCCTTTGTTCTAGCAGCGGCCCTAGACCATTCCTTAATGGTAGAGCTGAACAACTTTGCAATTGCTTCCATACTCCTATGAGTTTCATAATTCCAGCGCATACCACGTGCAAATGTTCTAATTTTACCTATTAATAGCCAACCTTCTTCAGGTGTATCATATTTGATAGGTTCGCCTGGCTTCTTTTCAATAAGTTCATCCAATCCTACCATTGTATGGCTCATCACATATGCATCGGGGCAATCTTCTTCTTCAAATAGAAGTGGCCAAACAGGAGCTTCTTCTTCATATTCCCTAAAAAAGATTTCATAACCTTTAGATTTTAAGACTTGAGTGAATTCAGTCTGTTCTGCCATGATAATTTAACCTCCAAATATATATTATTTTCTAATTATGAAACAACTATTTGCTTATGTGTATTGATTTTAACACGCATATAACCAGCTTCTGCTTCTTCGTCTGTAGCGCCTACGAAAATTACAAAACCTTCATCATGTGGACTATTACCTAAATCCACTACCTGCTCATTGTTGCTTATAATAACTTTAAGTGCATCGCCATAACGCAATGCCTTAATAGCAGTTTTTGCATTTGGAGAACCGCCAATACCTTTAATTAGGAAAATAGCTTCTTCATCAGTAATGACAAATCTTTCCTTATTTTCAGTAAATGTATATGTCCCATCACCATTATCAGTTACACCATGAATATTATAAGCAGTGTAATCACCCAAAATAGCCCAACCAACTATGTTGTCAGTAGCATTGCTTGCCTGATCTACAAGTTTGTAATTTGCGCCTTTCTGACCTACAAAAGAAGCAGTTCCGCCTTTCACTGTAACATTTTTAAGATTAATCTCTAAATTAATACCATCTGCATGATAAGCATCGTAAATTCCTGCTTTGATAGACTTCATAATATTTAACCCCCTATTTAAATAGTAAAATTATTCTCGAAACTTCTGCTGGTAATTTAGTAATCATTTGATTAGTTAATTCTGCTGAAAATCTTAACCAGCAGGCTAAAATTGTTCCCTTTTCACATTCAGTTAAATCTTTATAATCTTTATTTTTCATTATTTCTTCTATTTTATTCAAACATTGAATAGAACTGTAAGACAATTTATTTATATCTTCACCTAAAGCATTTTTCCAAAAGCAAATCGAAAAGGCTGAATATTTTGCTAAAATTTTAGCCAAATCATCAGCCTGTTTCATTACCTTTTCATAACTTTTATCAATTTTTGGAACTTTAATTGTATTTGAAGTAGTTCCACAAGCAATAGTAAATAAAAATGTTAAGATTAAAAATAATGAAATTAATTTCTTCATATTTTTAAACCTCTAAAAATTTTTCTAAACTTTTTAAAATTTTTTCTATATTTGTATTTTTCAAATTCACGAAATATCCTTTTTTATGCGTAAAATGTTCCACATTTATGTACTTATGAAAATCAACCAATGATGGGCCATCAGATTGAAATCCTTTTCTTATTCCAAAGTCATCGCCAAATCTATAAATCATATAATCAACTTTTCTAAGTTCAGATTTCAAATATTTAGATTCTGGAAGAATATTATCATTTATAGCAACTAAATATGATTTTACTTGAATTTTTTCTAATTGGATATCTTCAAATTGTTTTAACCAATGCAATCTGTATCTTTCAAAATAATCAAAACAATTAGATAATAGTTGTAATGTATCTATTCCTTCTGAATCTAAGCCCCACCAAAAATCTTCTTGTAAATTATTAAGAAAATGGAAATTTATATCTTCTTTTATTATATTTTTAAAGAAATCAGAAAAAGAAGGATAAATAAATATTTTTAGCTTTGTATTTATTTTTATATCAAATAAGATTATATCATTATTTTGCAGATGAATCGATTTCTTTGGAAAAATTGGACAGTAATCTGATAGTTTAAGTTTCTTCTTTTTATATAAACAGTATGCAATCTTTATCGCATCTGAAGACAATACACAAGGCAATAAAATACGCAAAATAGAAAAACCCTCAGAAGATTTTACAGTATAAATGTTAACACATTTTCTTCAATTTGTCAAGTTCTAAGATGGTGTAGTCCATGTAATCTTCTGATCTTTCAATTCAAATCTTCCATCTGGAAGTTCCCTTATATTCAAAGTTTGAACTTGACCATCTGGACTTTCAACTTCTATTTCTATATAAGCTGTATCATCAAAATCAGCAGTAGCATCTTTTGGTACATAAATTTCAAATTTGCAGTTTTCCGAATCAGTAATTTTTATCTGTTCATCACTTCCACCTGAATTGGCAGTTGCTAATTTAATGGAATGTTGATAATCATCATAAATTTCACAACGAATTTTCCAATTATCCAAATTTTCAATTCCATTTACAGTACAAGTAAATAAAATACTATCGCCTTTAGTTAACTTCATGTTTTATTCCTCCTGACAGGCGAAGTCTAAATTAAATTTATTACATTGGAAATCTAAATTAAGATTATATTTATTATAATCTAAAATCAACTTACATGGTGCGAATCTTAATTTCTGAAATAATGAAACATCTATTGAATATTTGAATTCATTTATTTCCGATAATATAACATCAATAGAAATTTGTTTTTCAATTATCTTGATTATTACATCTATATTATAAATAAGAGTTTGTAATTGTCTAAATAATACATTAATGTCATAAATAGAAGATGACAATTGTTTTAATAATATATCAATATCATAATTAAAAGACTGTAATTGTTCTAATAAAATATCATTATCATAAGTAATTGATTCTAATTTATTAAGTATTGCATTGATATCATAAACAAAAGATTGCAATTTTTCTAAAGGAACATCTATATCATAATCGATTAATTTCAATAGTTTCAATAAAACATCAGATTGATAATTGAGATTTAAAATTCCTTTTAAAAAAACATCAAAATTATATTCGGATTTCCCTTCTTCCGTTTGTAATATTAAATCTATAGAATATTGCGATTGTCCAATTTTATTTAAGATTAAATCAGCATCATAATTGATAGAATTAAACTTTTGCAATAAAACATCTGAAATATAAGATTCTTGTTTAAGTGCTTTTAATAAAACATTAGCACTGTAACTTTTCTTAGTTATTTCTTCAATTATTAAATCAATATTATAATTAATAGAACTAAACTTTTGTAACAAAATATCCAAATTATAATTAATATATTTTAATTTTTTAATTAATATATCCAAAATATAAGTAGAAGATTTTAATGATTCCAACAAAACATTAACATTGTAATATTGGTTAATTATTTTCTCTATTAATGTATCAACATTGTAATTGAAAAATTTAATCTTCTGTAGCAAAGTATCAATATTGTAAATTTTCTCAATCGTTTTTATTATAACATCACAATCATAATTAAGAGATTGTAATTTCTGTAGCAATAAATCAATAGAAATATCCTGTTTTAATGCAGTAAATATTGCATCTATAGAATAATTAATTTCTTTTACAGTTTGTTCACTTCCAATTGTTGAACTTGGTACTGGATCAGTATATTTCCTAACTCTTATCCAATCACATTTTACATGATAATTTGTGTTACTATAATCATCACCACCAAGCTCCAATTTCCTTGAAGCGTCTGGAACTGCTGTTCCAGTATGAGTTGCTTTCAAATCATCATCAATGTAAAATTTGAGTGTATTTGTGTCAATATAATCAATTCTATACCTATGCCAATTCGAATAATCAATTGTTATACAAGTATATTGTCTATCTGTTGCCCAAGAATTTGCTATAGTATCATCTTCAGTATTTTGATAAAAACAAAATGTCTGTTTTGAAGTACTTCCCCAAATAGCTCCTTCATTATCATTAGCACCTACAAAAACCCAATAATTTCTTCTTTGACTATCTCCTTTAACCAATGCTTCTAAAATATGTCCAGTTTCTATAGTATAAGTTTTAGAAACTATACCATTGGATATACAATTTCCATCTCCTGTATGTTCCGAAATATAAATATCCAAAACACTATTACTAATATCAAGATTATCAGAATTTCCTTTTATATTCCATTTATTTGTATCTATCGTATCGATAAAATCATCAAAAAAATCAAATGTATTATCACCATCGCTGCTATCTTCGGCTTCTGAATTACCATAATAGAGATAAATAGTTTTTGTGGAAGAAGCTGGAATAGAAGGTACTTTTACCCAAAGAATGGCTTCTTGATTATTTTTATCCCATTTTTCCTTCCAGTGGTACAATACAGAAGTTCCATTGGAATCGGCAAATGCAATGTCACTTCCATCATCTTTAGCATGATTAAAATTGAAATTATCAGAATTTAAAATTATTTTTACTTGATAATCTATAAGATTATTGGAATTTGACGTATTATCTATAGTTATTTGTCTTCTAAAATTATAGGGAAGCCAACCTTGCTTAGCTACACATATATCAACGGAATAATTGCAAGATAATTTATGTTCTAAAATGCATATATCAATATCGTATAATTTAAAAGATTCTTCCTCTAAAGAAGATGAAGAAAAGGATGGTTCTGGATCGACACGCTTACGAACTAATACTTTTCCTGAATAACTTGTCGTTGTATAACCATAATTGTTATATAAATCTGAAACTTCTTCGGCAGTCAAAACTTTATCAAAAATAAAAATTTCATCCATAATACCATTGAAATATGCACTTCCGCAAGGACTTCCTGATGAATTTAAGTACACACCGAATCCAAGATGTGCTGTTCCATTTTGAATATCACCAAGACTACCGCCACTATAATCTAAAGTAGTAGATTCTGCTTGCCCATCAACATATATTTTAACTCTATCCAATCCATTATTTGTATCGATAGAACCATCATAAGTTACAATAAGATGATACCACTTATTTAAATCAGTTATTGGAGTCGAACCTAAAATACCTCTGTAATTAAATGTACTAAGACCACAATAATACATAAATTCAGGCTTACTGTCAGTAAGTAATCTAAATACAAATTGTCTTTGATCTTCTGAACAACCAGAATCGGCAAGCTTGACTATAATATGATTATTTGTCATTTGAGCAGATGGTTTCACCCATACAGAAAAGCTAAATTTCTTATCTGCTCCAGCGAATACATCATCTAAAATGTCTCCTAAATCTACATAATCGTTCCCATCAAAATTTAAGGCGTTGCCAAATTTCCCATCAGTCCAAGTTGCACCATGTTTTGTCCCATCGTGATTATTTCCCGATGAATCTTCAACTGTATCTCCAGAATTTTCATCACAATGCCAAGCACCCTTAAGATTGCTTATTTCCCTTATAAATGTATTAGTAACCGAACTCACATTACCTGCATTGGAATTTCCATAGTAGCAGTAAATATCTACATTGCTATCAAGATTATCTGTAATTTTTATCCAGCAATATGCTACACGATTAGGTGATGTACCTTCTACTTTTTCTACCCAAAAATTTAATAAAGTAGTTCCATCGCTTTTAGTAAAACGTAAATCGCCAGATTGATTAGTATCGCTTGGAAAATTAGATGAATGTCCTTCTACGTGAAAATCATATCCTGAAGCACCAGAACTTTCTCCTACTTTTAATAGTACTTGATAGTCAGTTCCAGCACCAGATTGGCCTTGGATGGTTATCTTTTTTCTATATTGCCAATCGGATAAATATGACAATTTAATACACCCCTTCCAATTAATCAGTTAATTTCTTTATCTCTTTATTACCGTTTTCATCAATTATCCATAAGAACTTATGTTTTTTGCCCAATATATATTTAATTCTTCTCCCACCATTTGCACCCAAAGCAATATAATTACGCCTAAAAATTATTGGTTCTTCACCCTTTTCCAAAATAATTTCATGACTTGGAATTTGTTTTGGCAATACTAATAAACCTTTATCTAATAACTTCCTAGCTAATTTAACATCAAATGGATACCAACCAATAATTAATGCATCTTTCTTAGAAACATTACCATATAATATTTCATTTCCATTTTCATCAAATTGCGCTATACTTTTACCATTAGCATAAGTAACTTTCCAATAATAAACCCAAGGACGATAAAGTAATAATTTCTCATAAGTTTTAAATAATTTATCAAACATAATAAACCTCCTAAAATTTTATTATAAACTTCGTTTAAAGACACGAATCCGTCCCATTCTGGTAATCCGACTTGGATTATAGAATGGGACGTTTTAAAAAATAAAAAAAACTAAGCTGTACTTTTGATAAAATCTCTTACTTTTTTAGGAATCTTTTTATAAGAAGAATATGATTTGCTTCTGCACCTGTGTGTAAAAATAAAAATTCCGTTTTCATCTATGCCAACACTAAACCCTCTTCTTCTTATTGTAGATTGGCTATTCGACATTCCCGACGGTCAAGCAAATTCGACCCTTGGAACATAGCAGTTCCGTTTTAAGCCACCTCCTGGCTTAATATAGGGACGGAATGCTCCTCGGCTACTCTTTCGAGTAAGTTCCATGCTCCCACACAGTCAGCGTTTCCCGTAAAGCCACACTGACCGCACTGGAACACTTCAACACTTACCCGATTCGCCTTATCAGTGAACCCGCACACAGGGCACTTTAGGGAACTGTATGCAGGATTCACCTTTATTACTTGGAAACCTTCCAAGCGTCCCAATTCCTCTAATTTATTTGCTAAGTGCATATATGGCCAAGTATTGTTGCGTCTTCTAAATTCCTTTGTACGATTTTTTTTGCCTTTAAATAATAATCTCTCGACTACAAAATCAGTATTAGGATAAAGTTTCACTAATAATTTTGCATAATAATTTAATAATTGTTTCTGTGGCGATAATTTTCTCTTATAACTTCTCCATTTAGTTCTGATTCTCAAATCTTTTAATTCTTTGCCTAAAATTCTTCCATCAGAAGTAGCAATTGCATTATTTAAACCTACATCAATACCAATCTTATTATTGTTTTGTTTTTTCTTTTCTGGAAGTTCTATAAAGCATTGCATATAATAATCATTATTGATTTTTAATAATTTAAAACTCTTTCTTAATCTCCCCTTTTTTAACATTTTATTAAATAAACTTGCTTTTTTGCAAGGTATTTTTAATCTATGTCTTAAATTTAGATTGATAATCGAAAACCAAATATCAAATTCTTTTGTTTTAAGTTCAGGAATAATATAAGCACTAAATTGGTTCAAATCTATTTCTTTTCCTTTAAAATAAGGCCTTTTTTTTTGTTTATTCCTTTTTGCTCCCTTTATTATTTGCCAAGCTTTTACCGAAGCGTCTCTAATTAATCTTCCACCTCGGCAATATTCTTTAGGTGGATATGAACCTTTTATATCTTCAAAATCCCAAAATAATTTTATTTTATGATTAACTTGATCTTGCCAAAATGCAAGCAGTTTATTTAATTCTTTAATTTTACCTTTATTTGCATAAATTTTCAATTTACAAGATTTGATCATAATTTACAATCTTTCAACAAGTATTTAACTTTTCTCTTTTTCATTTTCCAAAAAAATAATACTTTTTGGCGCTAAAAATAAAGAATTCAATATTTCTGGAGCTAGAAACTTAGCACTAATTCTATGACAAACTTCTAAATCACCATCTTTATAAATTTCAAATAAAATTTCATTCTCATCTAATCGCCTATAATATCTCGCAATTCCATCCTTTTCCATTAAAACAACAAAATTTATCACGGTTCGTACAATTTTATCTCTTTAATACTTTTTTTCATCAATATTAACTGTTTATTCAATTCTGCTAGGAATTGTTCAAATTCCACCGAATCGCTTATTTTCTTATAAACCATGATTAAACCTGCCAAAATATCTGAAAAGAAATCATATAAACTTTCTTCTTTTGAACTAGAACTAGTATAAAAATGATATAAACCAGAAGATTTAATCATAACAGAAATATGATAATCATCCTTACACTTTTCTTCAATTATCTTTAATAAATCCTTTAACTTCATTATCCACTCCTTAAATGAAATTTTTCTCTGCAAGATTTTTCAATTGTTCTTTACGTTTCTTCTTGGCTTCTTCCTGTAACTTCAATAATTTCTTCAAATCTTCTATTGTCATGTTCCTGATTTCTGCCTGATGTCTCAATTCTTCTTCTGTATATTTCTTTGCTATTTCAGATAAATCTTCATCTTTGGGCTCTTTCTTCTTATCTTTATCACCAGCACCTTCACCTGTAGGTTCATTTATTTTCACTTTTACCAAATCGGCGTTTTCTGGGTCTTCAAGGAATTTCTTAATATATTCTTCTACTGGAACTTTTACAACATTACCACGACTGGTTTCCCTTACATGATACCAATCGCCATTTTCTTCATCCCATACAAAATCATCTCTACACAACTTAACGATTCTTTTTGGATTCTTAGCTATATCATATGCAGAATGCAAAATTCTGCTTTCCAATTGGTATCTTCTCAATTTAAAAATTTCATCCTTAGAAGTATTTAAACCACCTTCCAATTCCTTAATCTTCTTTTCATATTCCCTTATTTCAGCTTGATATTCCTTTTTTAGTTTTTCAATTTCCCTTTCATGCTGAATTTTTAATTTTTCTATTTCAGAAGCTTCCTTCATCTTTTCTTCTTCTTCTTTTTCTTGATACTGGTTCAACTTTTCTTCCAATTCCGACATTCTCTGTTTAAGTTCTTCTTCCGCTTTTTCCCTAACTTGCATCTTTTCCTGCAAAATTTTCAATTCTCTTTTTGCCTTTTTAGCTTCTTCTTCCGCTGCACGCAATTCTTCTTTTAATTTATCCCTTTGCTCTACAACTTTTTTAAATTCTTCTTCAGAAACAAATTTTTTATCTTCTGGCATAATATATTAACCCTCCTAAATTATTTTTCTTCCTTCTCTTCTTCTTTTTCCCCCTCTTTTTCTTCTTCTTTAGGTTTTTTTGCTTGCTTCTTCGGCTTGCTCTTTTTTATTTCTTCTTCACTAGCTGTAAAATCATAAATATCACGTGCCTGGCCGAATAATATACCAGCCGAATCTTGTATTTCCCTAATAATTCCATCACGAAATTTTTGAACCATTGGGTAGGGACAATTTTCGGTTAATTCTATAGCCAATGCCTTATTGAAAGTTCTGCTAATATTCTTTTTCATCATTTCAAATATACTATCAAAGTAGTCCATAAAACTTAATGCGTTGACATCTCTACAATAGCTACTAAAATATCTTTTATTAATTTGTCTTTCCTTATTCAGATACTTTAAGTAAAGTTCTATCATTCGATTTTCGGCAGCTTCCAAATGCATAACTTTAGCTTTTAATGTTGCACCAACTAATTCTAATGCAATTCTTCTTGCCCTACTGCTATTCGTTACAATATCTTCCCTAGTTCCAGCTAGGGCTGTACTTAAATAGATAAAATCTATCATACCATTTATGATAGTCCAAATTGTTCTTAATTGACTGATATCTGGTGTGATGAATTGTGGTGGGTGGCCTGCGCTTGCTGGATAAGTAAAAACAGAAGAAGTCCCAATCTTCCTTAAAACACTTCCTTCTTCTGCCCTATTCATTTCTTCCAATTCGCCATCATCAGGGCAAACCAATTGGGCAAATCCCTGTCTTTCTATCATTTCATCAATTATGGAAGTCCAGTTGAAAATAGTTCTTGCCAAATAAGGCATATCATTTGACAATGGCTCACCTTCGCCCAAACTATCAACTTCATCATGCAATACTTTAATTAATGGGATTTCACCCAAAGAATTATTTGCAGTTCTAACTAAATCCCCTTCTTCGTCAAAAGTATAGATTCTTTCCTTAGTTAATAAGTAATAATATACTTTTTCATCCCTTTCCCTGAAAGGATCTTTATCATCATATTCAGGCAATCTTATCAACGCCCAATTATAATTCCCAAAAGAATCTAAAGACCAATCAACTACATCTAAATAAGATAAAACATTTACATAAGGCAAAATCCTTTTTTCCAAAACTTCTTTTAAGCTTAATGATCCCTGTATATTATGCGGAATGTCAAATCTTAACCAAAGATAAGATTGTCCCATTAAAGTAGATAAATTAGAAGCCTTGCGCATAATTTTATCGATATCATCGCCTTTTCTATCAGCATTTTCAAAGAAAGGAGCTAGAATAGCGGCATTGGAACGTTTCACGGGTGTGGCAAAAATGAAATTAGTAAAAGCATTAATAACCTTTCTAGTAATATTCATGTAAGAAGCACGTTCTTTACGCTTTTGAAAAGAAGTATCATCTTCTAAAGAATGGCTAAAAAGCTCACTCTCAATGAACTCCCGACCACCCAAATAAGCTCTTAGGAAAAACTCATACTCATCTCTCTTTTTTTTATAATTTGGATGTCTTCTCGAAACCTCAAACTTCACACGACTTCACCCCGTTAAACCAAGCATAACATAAAAAAGTCAATTTGTCAAGATATGTTTTATTTGATTAAATGTTTTTCCAATAATTTCTTTTTATTATACTTTGGCAAAGATTTCCATCCCTTTTCTGCCCTATTACTATAAATTTCATCTTTTCTTCTTCTAGGAACATTTTCATCAAATGGTTCAGCACCTTTTTCCCACATTCTATAATCATTAAAATATGTTCCAGGCCCAGCTTTAGTTAAATCTATCCCTGGTGGACTAGTAATAACTTGTTTCATTGAATTTTTTGCACCACAAACAGGACAAACTTCTGGTGCTTTATCATGTTCCGCAACAGGCTTCTGCTCTTCAACTATTGTGCCACATTTTTGACACTTGTAAGAATATATAGGCATTTATTTCACCTCCTTTAAACCTTGCTTTGCCACCTTTTGGAAAGTTTTGTTTCCACAGCCAAATCAATTGGCCCTAATAATTTATCTACAAGTTCATGCCTTTTTCTAATCCCTTTAGTCATTTCATAAGTTATAAATTCTTCCATTTCTTTTATAAATTTCTCATCATTATCTATTTCAAAAATAATTTCATCATGCGCTTCTATAACTGGATAAATTCTTTCTTCCAACGAAGATTCTTCAATAATCTCATTTATATCGCCAAGTGAAATCAACATGATATCTGATGCAACAGATTGAACTACTGTATTAAAAGCCTGTCGCTTAGTTTCTTCATCAAACTTATCAAACTTTCTTATTCTTCCAAAAGGTGTATTAATATAATGATTTTTTTCTACAAAACTTACACATCTATTTATTGTTTCCCTTATTTGTGAAAATTCTCCAAAAAAACTATCAATTAATTCTTGTGCTTTAGCTTCAGAAATATTCAATCTCTTAGCTAACCCAATAGCTGTCATACCATATAATATACCAAATGTTACAGATTTTGCAAATTGTCGCTGCTCCTTCTGAACTTTCTCATAAGGAATATTAAATATCGTAGAAGCAATCATTGTATGTACATCCTTTCCAGATTTTAAAATTTCAATTAACTTTTCATCACGTGATAAAGCACCAGCGATACAAACTTCAATTGTAGAATAATCTGAACCTAAAAATAATTTATTTGGTCTTGCAACAATCATTTCTCTAACGCCACCTGTTCTTGGCAAATTTTGAAAATTAAATTTATGCTCTTCCCTTCCCAATTCGGAACCACTGCTAGTTCTTCCTGTAATAGTTCTAGTTAAATTAAAATTTGTATAAGCTATACCATTTATTAATTTTGATTTAATGCCTTTTCCATATGTAGTAAACAATTTTTCAAATTTTCTATACTTAGATATATAGCCAGCTATAGGATATTTATCTTCCAATTCCAATAAAATTTCATTTCTAAATGATTTATAATCCTTATAAGATAAACCATATACTCCATAAAATAGCAATCTAATATCATAATCAGAACTTGGATTAAAAGGTACTTTATTAATCAACCTTTTCTTATAGAAACGCAACAAATTTTGAGGTAAAAATTCTATATTAACATTATCTAAAAAATCATCTGTCATACTTCCTATTTTTTTCTTCAATATCTGCAATTTTCTCTCAAACTTCCTTGTAAGCATATCTAAATATTTAGTATCTACCAAAACACCTTTGTATTCCATTTTCATCAAAGCCCGTTCAGCTTTAATCAAAAAATTCCACAAAAAATCTTTATCTTTCAACTTATCTTTTAAAATTTTATATAATCTAGCAGTTTTTATAACATCACTTGCATTATATTCAGGATTTATATAGGTCTTCCAATCTTTACTTCCCTTTATATCTTCACCATAATGTACTAATTCAGGAACATATTCATAGCATAAACTTTGCAAACTATAATGTTTTCTATTTTGATCTATTATATAAGCGGCCAACTGTGTATCTGCATATATAGGAAGCCAAATTCCAAATTTATCATAAATCCATTTTAAATCAAATTTAATATTATGACCAATAAGTTTATGTTTAGACAATTCCAAAATCAAATCTTTAGTTACGTTATCAGTAATAAATGCAAATTTATCATTGCCGACACCCAATAATTTTATGTCACCAAATTGCCATTCAATTGATGAAGTTTCTAAATCAATTGTAACTTCATCTAATTGCTTTAATATTTTTATAAGTTCATCAGCATTCTTAAAAAATTTATATTTTATTTTTTCTTTTTTTAAATTATTATTAAATAATTCTTCCAAAATCTTTAAAGCATCAGAAATAAATCTTGATTTGGCATCACTTCCATATTTACGCATATAAGCTGCTGGGTGCGCCATTATTGCAAAATATTTATTATCTTTTAATACAACTTTATTTTTAACTTCAGTTAATGTAAGTCCTAAAATTCCTTGAACTGGCACATTTCCTAATAAAAGAAACCTATCACAATTTATATTCTCAATTTCTTTATCAAGATAATATTTACACCTTTTTATTATTGGAACTGTTATTTTAATTTCTTTATCAAAGCAATGAACCATATTAGTTGCAAAACAATCTTTTCTATTGATTCCATAGGATGATAAAGCAGACCACAGGAAATCGCCTGATTTTCCAACAAAAACTTTTCCTTCTTCTATTTCAGTCTGCCCTGGATTTATACCTACAATGATTAGTTTTGGCGGATTTTTTTTAAATTTTTCTAATTCTTTTTCAGAAGGAAATACAGATGGGCTTTTTAAAAAGGGACATTTTTCACAAATTTTGTCTATCTTACGAAGGACAAATTTTTCAAATATCATATCAAATTCTCCAAATTACAAATTTCCAACAGCTGTCCAAATTTTAGCATCCTTCGTTTCCAAATAAGCTACATTACCTTCACAAATTAAAAATTCAATATAATCACCATCAGGTGGGATATTAAAAATTATTGCAGGCAATATATAAGTACCATTTGGCTTTCCTTCTATTTCACATAACAATTTAATTTCAGGATATTCATTAACTAAATAACTCTTTTCTAAAGTTAAAGTTTCTATCCTTGATAAAGAAGTCAATAATTTAATATCCTTATATGAAATTCGAACTTTACACACAAATTTCTTTGAACTTTTAATATTATCTATTTTTTTGTAAAAGTCAGCTTCTGCTTCAGAGCCAATTATATAAGAAACAAACCCACGTTCAGCTGTAATATGGCCTACCCAAACATCTGAAAACTTAGCAATTGAAAAATAACTAGGCGGAATTATTAGTTCATCAGTATTGATTATCAAACGTTTAATTTCTTTATCAAAATCAATATAATCTGGTTTTATCTCTGCATAAACAGAATCATTTCCTAAAGCTAAAAATTCAGGGCTAATATCTATATATGATATATCACTAGTGAATTTCTTCAAAATATTAGCAACTTTAATCATTTTTCCCAATGTATCTTCTGAAAAATATATCTTATTATCTATTTCAATTTCATCTGGAAGTTCAGATTCTACACATGGTATAAATGCTTCTAGATTCCCCGCTTTATATACCAATTTATCTTTTTTAAAATTTAATTTTCCATCTTGGACTTCCAAAATCTTATATATCAAATCACAAGTAACTTGTAAAGGTTTTTCAACAGGAAAATCCATATCAATTTCACCATAAATTCCCATTCCAGAGAAAATTGCTTTATCCTTTACTAAAAAAGCATAAGCACCTTTTCTTTGTAAAATGTTCAATAATTCTTTCATCTTAAACCTCCTTTATTTCCCAATTTTTATCATATGCATCAAAAACTAAATCTGCCAGAGTTATTGTTATTTTTGGCCCAAAACGATTATCATATACACAATTTCCTTTTATTTCTACTATAAATCCACAATGGTAATAATCAATATAAGCTTCTGCGTCTTCATATATCTTAAGATTTACTTTACCTATTAACACTATTTTGCCTTCTTCATCTACTACTTTTATATCTTTACCTATTGGAAATCGATATTTACCAACAATAAGATTATCACCATCAATCTTTACTTTCAAATTTTTCATAAAAAAGTTTTCTATCATTTTAACCCTCAAATTTATTTTTTATTTTTTCTAATTCAAAATATGTTTTCAATATAGCCAAAATCATAGAAGATGAATCATAAATAGGATATTTCAATGGTTCTATACAATTATGTATCAATCTAACATTATTTGGCGATAATATCAAAAGTTGATTGACAAAAGTAGATAACAAATATCTTCTTAAAGCTTCAGTATTTGCTTCTATTTCTTTTTTATATTTATTCAAATAATCTATTAGTTCTTGTAAATCTCCAACATCAAATAATATTTCTGCTATTTTGGAAAAACTCAATTCTTCATGGCTAGATGTAATCCTTTCCAAATAGTTTAATGCATCACCTTCATTATCAAAATGAATCATTCCAGATAATAATTTTTTAGCAACGCCAATACATCCATAAGATTTTTCATATAATTTTTGGAAAAATACTGCACTAACTGGAAATTGCAATGAGTGCAATCCTTTAGCTATGCATTTACAAAAAGTTTTATATTCTAAAGCTTCTGTCCTTAATCTAAGACATCTACGTCTAATAGTGATTGGAAGTTTATCACCTTCAATTCCAGTTAAGATAAAATGTACATCTTTTGGCGTATTTTCAAAAATATTTAAAAAACTATTCATTGCAGCCGTGCCAATTTCATTGATTTCATCTAATATCCAAATACGCTTTCTATCTTCAAAAATTGGTGTTTGGGCACGTTTAATTATTTCTCTAGCATTATCTATGCCTCTTAAATCAGCAACATTTACAAAATAAATATAACGTGGAATTGTAAAATAATTAGCAATAATATTAGCCAAAGTAGTTTTTCCAGAACCAGAAGGGCCAAAAATCAAGATAGCTCCAGGCAAAGGCTGTTCGCCATCAAAAAATGGCTTTAGTATTTTTTTCAATAATTCATTTCCACAAATATCTTCTAGCTTCATGACAAAAAACCCCAAAGCGGGAAGCAGGATTTGAACCTGCAACTCCCTGATTGGTAATCAGGTGCTTTACCAAAATTAAGCTATTCCCGCCTTTTTTCTTCCATTTTTAATTTCCACTTTAATATTTTACGTTTCAGCCAAGGCATAAATGATTTCCAAAATAATGTAGCTGCGACTATTCCCCACAAAGCTCCTCTACAATAAAAATAAAATGGGTCTGTCTTAGTAAAATCAACAAAAATTATTTCAAAAATTTTATCCATAACTTATCTAAATTTCTATTTCTTCATCTTCATTAACAATATTCGATAAATCTTCAGGTTCAGGTTCAGATTCAGATAGTTTTTTTCTAATACAATCTACATCATATTTACATCCAAAAGCAATTTCATCTTCCCTAAGTTGACTGACGTTCCAATGGAAAAATAGATAACCTATAGGATATTTATGTTCATTTTTACATGGTAGCATTCTAATCTCTATTGTTTCATTCTCCTTCATTTCAAATCGTGGTTGAAAAATTTGAACCTGATTACTAACTAGCATATAAGATAAAACTGCCTGATTATGAATATCCATTATTTCTTCTTTATATTTATTCCAAAGTTTCGTAATTGACATTGGCTTGCCTTTATCCACATCATATTGTGTCCTACCATCACTTCCAGATGTTTTTTCTATAATCAACGTATATCCTTTCTCTGGGTCAACAGCATCGCCCCAACTATTTGGAGCTTTTGGGTGCATTTTTCTTACAATCTTATCTGTTACATTAACAGGCATTTGAAAAAGGGTAACCCGCCTAGAATAATCTTCATATTGCTCACTAAGAATGAATGCATAACAAACAAAAAATTTCTTTTTATAAATGCTGCTAGCTTCATCATCATGCCTTTCAGCATACAAACGTCTAGCCCTTAAACAATGTGGACATTCAATTCCAAACATTCCCAAACAAGGAACACCAATTCTTTGGCTTTCGCCTGATACTACCCTTCTTACACTTTCTGTTGTTTTGTCATTTAACCAATTAAACATCTTTGACCTCCTTTACTTTTGTTTTTTTTAATTTTCTTTCCAAGGCCCATCTAAAATTTTTAATAATTCGGTCTTGGAAAGAGTATCTTCGCTTATTAATAATTCTTTATCAATTTCTAATATAGCTTTCAATAATGATGCCCTTTGTACATGTATTTGCAACATAGTCTTACAAAATTCATATAATTCTGTCGTCCTATCCAACCTTTCCTTTAGTTTAACATATTCTTTATCCAATGGCAAGGTGTATTTTATAAAATTTTGTTTAGCCGCTTCAGATTTAAATTCCTGTTCGTTAATCATCTTAGCTTGATATGCTATAAATTCTAATTCTGCTTGATGCATAGATTTTCTAGCTTTGCGGGCTCTTAAAGCCCACTGACCTAACAAAAATGGCTGTTGTTTTATTAATTCAGCCAGTTCACCAACACTTGGTGCACCTAAATACAATTCCTTTCTTAAATCTAATAAATATTTTAGGTCTTCTTTCTTCATTTTTTCCTCCTTTTTTCTTTTTCCTTTACCCCCATACTTTCAAAAATTTGTTCTAATTTAATAGCTTCTTCCTTAGTTATTTCCCTAAATTGAAGAAAATTAGTATCCAAATCAAAAAAACAAGTCCCACCTTGAGACTCCCTACCCGCTTCTACTGAAACATATAATACTCTGCTAAAACTCTCTTCAATACCTGGAATTCTATTTCTATGTGCTAGCAAAACCGTATCACTATCTGATAAAAAACTAGCAGCCCATTGTGGCGTCATTCCTTTCGGTATTGTAGTAGGATCACCTTTACCAAAATGTGCAATTATAACTATTGGAACTTCCAATTCACGTGAGATATCTCTAAATTTTCTAATATAACTTTCCATAACTTGAACTCTATTATGAATCTCTGTTCTTACCAAATAATGTATATTATCAAATATAACCAATTTTAATCCAAAACGCAAGATGCTATCCCTAATAGTTTCTTCTACTTGCTCAGGTTTTTTTATACTACTTGGTGCACAAATATAAAGACTAGGAACTTGATTTTCATCTAAATAATGTTTTATCAACACATAATCTCTTGTAAATTGAAAATCTCTACCAACATCCAGTAACATTCCCCAAGCTAATTTAGCCAATCTAGTAGCTGTCATTTCAACACAATAATACATAGTTGGAATATTCTGGCGAGCCAATTCTGTAGCAATTTTCAAAAACAAAGTCGTTTTGCCGATCTTACTGTAACCTACTGCTGTAATTAATTCGCCTGGCCTAAAACCACCATTTAAAATTCTATTTAATTCCTTACTAAATGTTGGCAATACATCTTCTGATATTTCACCAGTTAATATCTCATTTTCAGCTATTTTATCAATTCTATGAACAGATTCAGGTTCTGCTCTTGTTGCTTCCTTCAATAATAATTTAAATCTTTCTATTCCAAATTCATTTACATAATCAGATACATCATAACCTTCTGGCAAATGAATTATATAACAACGATGAATGCCTAATCTACTAATCAATTTTTTTGTTCCCAATTCACCCGCTTTATCAGCATCAAGTGCCAAATAAATTTTTTCTAATTCTTCAAACTTTTCATACCATTCTGGATGGAAAACACTTGCACCAGGAATACCCAATACATTTCCTAATCCTTTATCAATTAAAGTTATTGCATCATGTTCCCCTTCACAAAGAATTGCTTCTCCAGTATCATAAATATCTTTCAATGCATCTTCATTGTACATTACCTTAGGCGCATTTTTCACTTGCCTAAAAGTCTTCGGTAATCCAAACCAACTTCTATATTTAATATTATACAATCTTCCATTTTTAAAATATGGAATAACTAAATTCTTTGGAACTGGTAAAATTTCACCATTAACTTCTTCATTTTCAACCAAAACACCCAACCTTTGTCTTCTTATAGTATTCAATGAAATTTTCCAATTTTTTATTAAATCCCTTAAATATTTTCTATTTTTCATCAACGTATTATGTGCTAATGTAACTTTTTCCAAATATTTATTATCTAAAGGTCTTAATTTTTCAGAAGACAATTTAGCAACGGGATCAATCAATCCCATCTTTTTCTTTAGACTGTAGAGACTTCTACCACTTTCCAAACATGCGAAACAATGCCATTTGCCAGTAGTAGCATGAATGACAAATGCACGATTTCCTTCTGAACCACAGAAAGGACACTTATGTAATCTTATTTCTTCGCCTTCTATTTTAAAATCCAAATTCTGTCTTTTCAAAAAATCGATTGGTCTTTCCATAACTAATTCCTAAAAATAAAATTACGCACTGGCGGCGCAAATCTTAATAATGACCCGTATTTTTCTTCAAATAATAGTTTCTTTCTTTTTATAAGCAAGATATCACTATTAGTTAATTTGCGTTTAAACAAATTAAAAAATATTTCTTCATTTAATAAATAATCCAATTCATTATATCTTATACTAAATCCATAAATATTTGTCCTTTCTTTTGGAACTATAATCCTTGACCAATGTTGCTTTAACCAAAGGAAACTATTATCACGATGTTCCTTTCTAATATTTAAAATTTTATTATGCGCATCTACAATGTCTTTTATTGTCTGTTCATCTAAATAATTATAGAAATAAAATATAGAACTTTCAACAAGAATACCTGCTTGTGGAACATAATTTAATTTTCCTTGAAATTTAGCTATTGTAATTGCAAAATCTACATAATAATCCAAATATGCCTTATCAATTCTAAATTCAATATTATATTTTTGGCAAAGAGATTTATAATAAGGATGAAAGTTTGAAAGTTGAAGTAAATCAACATTAGATTTTTCTTTCAATAAAAAAGAAAGCTTATTGGAAATCAAATGGCGGGTATTAGGAATGGAAATATACCTACCATAATAATAAGAAATAGCATTAAGAAAGTAATGGTAGGCTTCATCCAAAGTAAGATTTTTATCTCTAACAAATGCCAAAATTAGATTCTTATCCAAATAGACATTTCTTCCATATAAAATAAATAAATAACATCTTAACCTATCAACTAAATAATTAATATCATACTTCATTGGACAAATGTTTAACAACCATATCTAAAATAATACCAGCAACCAATGATTTTGGCAATTTGAAGTTTGCACTTATATTGCTAATAACCTCATTAGTTTTCACATTTACAGAAGCATTCAATATAACTTTATTATGTCGCTTCGGTGGTTTAGGCAATGGAAACAAATCTCCACGCCTTTTCAAAATTTCATTCAATATTGCTTCAGTTAATTTTGGTAAGATCCCTTCCGTTTTAAGCCACCCCCTTTGGGCTTAATATAGGGACGGAGTGCTCCTCGGCTACTCTTTCGAGTAAGTTCCATGCTCCCACACAGTCAGCGTTTCCCGTAAAGCCACACTGACCGCACTGGAACACTTCAACACTTACCCGATTCGCCTTATCAGTGAACCCGCACACAGGGCACTTTAGGGAACTGTATGCAGGATTCACCTTTATTACTTGGAAACCTTCCAAGTGTCCCATTAAACCTCTCCTTAAATTTATTAATTATTTTTTTTATTCTAACCCAAAATCTCAATTTCCATCATTCAAAAAGTGAAGATAAATCAATAGTTATAATTATTTTTTTACCTTTTTTATCTACATTTATCTCTTTCGGCTTCTCAAGTTTTTCCAATTTCTTTTCCAAAGTTGAAGATTGAAGCGTTACTTCCATATCAGTTGAATTTTCATCATTTCCTTTTTCAACTACTTCATTTTGGTCTTCTTCTTCATTCTGAATTTCATCTTTTATTTCATTAGCACTAGATTCCCCACCTTGAAATAATGCTTCATCAAGTAGAAATTCATCACAGCAATAATCTGGGCCTTTTGAATCTTCACATTTACCATCTTCATAAAATACACAATACTTACAAGCTTTTTTCATTTTTATCCTCCTTTCTTAATATCTTTCAAATCAACCTTAATATCTGGAACAACTATTCCAGATGTTTGCTGAATATACATTTTTTGTAAATCTTCTGCATGGGAAATGGGAATTTCTACTAAAATATGCATTTTCTTTAACCAACAATCTTCCATAGGTAACCAAGGAATCAATATAAATTGATTTCTATTTCGGATCACTACCATAGGTTTTGACAACAAATAAGATTCATCATTTTCTTCTTTAACATTGCTTATTATAAACTCATTTGTAACTAATTTAAATAATTTAATTTCCATTTTTACCCTCCTTCTTTTAATATAATTACTTTATGAAAAAATGTCAACACTATAATATACATTTATCAGTTTTTAAACGAATAGTCTTTCTAGCAGGTATTTTATATTTTTCCAATGTAATTGGATGCTTTATAGTTCTTTCTTTAAGTATTATAGGATAAAAGCGCCCAATGGGCGTAGCTACTTCATAATTATCTTCCATAACTAAATCTTCTAAAGTATCAAAGATTATATCCATTATTTTTTGGGTAGTCACGGCCTTCAAACCTAATCTCTGTGAAACAATATTGCAAAACTCTTTATATTTCATACTGCAATTTCCTCCAAATGGCTCTTTCCATCTATTAAATCAACATGTTGTATGTTATCAAATTTAATAACATTTTTCAAGTCCGAATTATGGCTTATGATAATTATTTTCCTAAAAATTGTTTTTAAATTTGCTAACATTTGAGCCAATTTCTCTTGTGCTTCTAAATCAAGATTTACATCAAATGTTTCATCTATTGCAATCACATCTACACTATGTGCAAAATAGGCTAACGCTAAGGAAGCAGATATTTTCATTAATTGTTTTTGACCTGAAGACAACTTTTCATATTTTCTACCATTATATTTAAATACTAAATTTTCATCTACAGTAATTTTCCCTTCACTAAACGCATTCATTGCAAAAACCAATTTGGAAATAAATAAATCATAATATTTTTTTATTATTTCTTTAAGTTCAATCCTACTATCCTTAATTTTAGCTAATAACTTATCCAATACATCTAAAGAATTTTGTTTTATTTTATATATTCTTTCAGTCTTTTCAATTTCTTTTTCAATTTGTTCTTTCCTTTCATTCAAATCTCTTAATTGTTTTTTATAAATTTCAATTACATCAAAAATCTTTTGCTTATTTTCCATTTCGGCCTTATAAAAATTCAATTCCGCCTGTAAATCATTTATTTGTAATTGAATTTCATATTTCATCTTTTCATTGGATTTTATAAGCTCATCTAAATTCCTTATTTCATTCTTAATAGATTCCGAAGAAAGTTTAGATAATTTTTTACCCAAATCTTTTAAAATTACTATCTGTTCTTTAATTTCAGATTCAAGTTCATCTTTTTTCTCCTGTATAAATTTCAAATCTTTTATTTCTTGGCCACACCATTTACATTTTTCAAATTTAATGCTAATTTCCAAATTCTTTAAATTTTTCTTCAATTCTTTTATTTTATTTTTTATAAAATCATGCCTTTTTTCAAAAACAACAATACTATCTAAATCCTTAGATTTTTTCAATTTTTCTTCATTTAAATTTGATAATTTGGACTCAATTTCTTGCTTTTGCAATTTTAATTCTTCAATTTTAGTTTCTATATCATCCAAATTATATTTCTTAGTTATTTCTTTTTTCTTTTCTTTCATTGCTTTTCTCAGCTTAACTTTTGTATCTTTGATTTCATTCTTAATAACTTCCAAATTTTCAGTTAGAAATTTCAAATGATCTTCCCATAAAGATAAATTTATTTTTCCTATTTTAAATTCAACATTTTTTTCCATTTTAAATAAATAATCATCAACAGTTTTCCTTAAAAATTCCATATCGGGAAGTAAGTTTTCAATATATTTCTTCCTTTCATTAGGTCTTAAATCTAAAAAAGAAGAAAAACCAAATAAAAATGCGAATTTGGTTCTATTCTTAATATTATCAAGCAATGAATTATGCTTAAAATGATATGGAATAGAATCTATAAATAACTGGATACCCGATTTTTTCCTTAAAATAGTAACATTTCTATCTTCAATTAACATATCCAATTTTACCAGTAAATCATCTTGACCTTCCCTAACTAAATCACTTTTTCTTAATCCTTCTATATTACCTTGAAGTGCATATTTGATGGCAAGTATGATGCTTGATTTTCCCGTGCCTATCTTACCTTCTAATAATGTAACACCATCTTTAAAAGGATAAATTAAATGTTTCCAGCTCCTAAAGTTCTTTAATTCTATACTTTTTAACTCAATCATCTTTTACAATCTCCAAAAAATCTTTCAATTTCAAGATTACCAAATCATTCATATGACTTTTATTTAATTCATGCAAAATAAACAATGGAATTTTATCTTTCGTTCTATGTTTTTCAGCTTGTTTATAAGCATTCAATATAAACTTTGGCAAACTTTTTCTTTCCTTCACTTCTATAATGAATCTATTAGTAACAATATCTTCTTTACCCAAAATTCCAACCCTACGTGC